GTATAAAAGCATTTGGAACGGATGAATCACATGCACAACGTCTATACGATTATTCTTCTAAGCATTGGCTTAGTTATAGCACCCCGATTCTTTCGTTCGGACGCTCTACTCGGGGTCTACCTATTAGCTGCTTTTTACCCTATCTGGATGATTCTTCCGCAGGGTTAGTAAATACATTATCAGAAGTAAATTGGCTGTCAATGCTGGGTGGAGGAGTTGGAATTGGTATTGGAATTCGCGCATCGGATGATAAATCGGTTGGAGTCATGCCCCACCTTCGCACATATGACGCATCATCTCTCGCTTATAGACAAGGTAGGACTCGTCGTGGTAGTTATGCCGCTTATCTTGATATTAGTCATCCGGATATTCTCCTATTTTTAGAAATGAGAAAGCCAACTGGTGATCCCAATATGAGGACCCAGAATTTACATCACGGTATTAATATCACCGATGAGTTTATGCAGTTGGTTGAACGCAGTATGTTAGACAAAGACGCTGATGATTCTTGGAACTTAGTCGACCCTCATAATAACGAAGTAAGAGAAGTAGTTTCAGCTCGCGAACTTTGGCAACGAATTCTCGATATGCGTATGCAAACAGGTGAACCATATCTCCACTTTATTGATACAAGTAATGAAAAGATGCCAGAGTTTCAAAAGAAACTTGGCTTAAAGATCCGTCAATCTAACTTGTGTTCGGAAATTATTTTACCTACAGATAAAGATAGAACTGCAGTATGTTGCCTATCTTCTTTAAACTTGGAGTACTATGATGAATGGAAAAATGATACTTTATTTCTTCGTGATGTTGCAGAAATGCTTGATAATGTACTTCAGTATTTTATTGATAATGCTCCTACCACCGTTGAACGTGCAAGGTTCTCTGCCATACGTGAGCGCTCTATTGGTATCGGTGCTCTGGGCTTTCATGCTTATCTACAACGAAATAACGTACCGTTCGAATCCGCCCTCGCAGTCGGAAGAAACAAACAAATCTTTAAACACATCAGAGGGCAACTAGATGAAGCTAATCAGCAGCTTGGAAGACTTCGCGGAGAAGCACCTGATGCAGTGGGGAGTGGGCAGCGCTTTAGCCACCTTATGGCTATTGCTCCTAATGCTTCTAGTTCAATTATCATGGGTAACACTAGTCCTAGTATTGAGCCTTACCGAGCTAACGCCTATCGTCAGGATACTCTTTCAGGGTCTCATTTAACAAAGAATAAATGGTTAAATAGTGTTATTGAAAAACATCTTTCGAGTGATGGTGGTACAGTATCACAAAATGATTATAATGATATTTGGTCTTCAATTATTGCGAACGATGGTTCGGTACAACACCTTACGTGGATGGACGATTGGACTAAAGACGTTTTTAAGACCTCTATGGAGATTGATCAGCGTTGGTTAGTACAACATGCCGCTGATCGTCAGGAGTATATTGATCAGGCCCAGTCACTTAACTTATTCTTTAGACCAGATGTCAATATTAAGTACCTACATGCAGTACACTTCTTGGCATGGAAGTCTGGTCTTAAGACTCTGTATTATTGCCGCAGTGAGAAGATTGGTAAAGCGGACAAAGTTTCAAGACGTATCGAACGAGAAGTAATTAAAGAGCTAGATATGAAAGCAATTATTGACGGGGACGTATGTATAGCCTGTGAGGGCTAAATGAAAACAATAGCTTTATTTGTATGTGATCCAAAGTGCTCCGTACAAAGCAGCAATGGTATTATTAACGCATTAGGTGATTATTATAAATTTAAATTATTTTCAAAAAATGAAGTTGAAGATAATTTTTTTAATGATGTTGACCTAATAGCTATACCAGGTGGGTTCGGTGATTCTGACTCCTTTAATACATTATTAAAATATAATGGTAAATCGATAGTTAAATGCGTTGAGAACGGTACCCCCTATCTTGGCATATGTATGGGAGCATACTGGGCTGGTAAACATTATCTTAATATTCTAGATAGAGTTGATGCAGTACAGTATCTAAGACAACCTAATACAGACACACGTAGACCACACGCAAAGAACATTAAAGTAGAATGGCTAGGTGAACCTATGAATATGTTTTGGTATGATGGTTGTGCATTCACCGGACCAGGTTACTATGATACCATTGCTAAATACGCTAACGATGATCCAATGGCAATTATACAAAAAAATATAGGGCTGATAGGATGCCACCCAGAAAGTCAACAATTCTGGTATGATAGTTACAGTTGGTTAAAAGGTAAATATCATAACGGTGAGCATCATAGAATATTATTAGAGTTTGTAAATAATTTAATTAACAGAAAATAAAATGTCAAAGAAAAATCAAAGTAGACTAACAGATGAACGTAATTCGTTTAAGCCGTTCAATTATCCATGGGCATATGATGCCTGGTTAAAGCATGAACAGAGTCATTGGCTTCATACGGAAGTACCGATGGTTGAAGACGTTAAAGATTGGAAAAAGAAATTAACTCAAGAAGAAAAGACCTTCTTAACTAACATCTTTAGATTCTTTACTCAAGGTGATATCGATGTTGCCGGTGGGTATGTAAATAATTATTTACCTTACTTCCCACAACCAGAAGTTCGAATGATGCTGCTTGGCTTTGCAGCCCGTGAAGCGCTTCATATTGCTGCATACTCTCATCTTATCGAGACTATTGGCCTACCAGAAACAATGTATAATGAGTTTATGGAATATGCGGAGATGAAAGAAAAGCATGATTATGTTTTAGATATCTCCCATCAAAATACAACTAAAGAAAATACTGCCAAACACATAGCAGTATTTTCTGCCTTCACAGAAGGTATGCAGTTATTTTCATCATTTATTATGTTGTTAAATTTTCCACGCCACGGTAAAATGAAAGGCATGGGTCAAATTGTTACTTGGTCTATCGTTGATGAGACTCAGCACTGCGAAGGAATGATTAAACTATTTAGAACTTATATTCAAGAAAATCCTGAGATATGGAATGATGAACTCAAAGGACAGCTTTACACTATTGCTGAACGAATGGTGGAACTTGAAGATAAATTTATTGATCTAGCATTCAGTATGGGTGGTATGGATGGTTTGAATGCTGCTGATGTTAAGAAATATATTCGTTACATTACTGATCGTCGATTAATCAGTCTAGGGCTCAAAGGTATTATGAAGGTTAAGCGTAACCCATTACCCTGGGTAGAAGAGATGATTAATGCTCCCACTCATACTAACTTCTTTGAGAACAGAGCTACCGATTATGCTAAAGCGGCATATAGCGGTACCTGGGACGAGGTTTGGGGTAGAGCGGCTTGAAGCAAAAGTATATTGAGGCACATATGAAAGTGGCAGAGACCTATGCGTCTCTGTCTAGTGCCAAGCGCCTTCAAGTGGGAGCTATCGTTGTTAAAGATAATAGAGTGATAAGTATTGGCTACAATGGAATGCCTTCAGGCTGGGATAATGTTTGTGAAGATGAAAATTATAAATCAAAACCTGAAGTCTTGCATGCTGAAACAAATGCAATTGCAAAACTAGCCAGATCTAATGAATCAGGTTTAGGTGCTGCAATGTTCGTTACTCATGCACCTTGTTTAGACTGCGCCAAGCTTATATTCCAATCAGGTATAAGTAAGGTATATTATCGTAATACATACCGTGAATCATTTGGTATTGAATTTCTTGAAAAGAGTAATATTGATGTTGAACAAATCTAAAGTAGGTTTTAATTGTAGTACGTTTGATATCTTCCATGCCGGTCACGTTACCATGCTTAAAGAAGAGAAACGTTTTTGTGATTATTTAATTGTAGCGATTCAAACAGACCCTACGATTGATAGACCGGATACTAAAAATAAACCCGTCCAGTCTATATATGAAAGGTATTGTCAGGTATCTGCATGCAAATATGTAGACGAGGTACTTGTATATTCTACAGAAGAAGAGCTATTAAATATGATTAAGACCCAGCATATTGATATTAGATTCTTAGGTGATGAGTATAAGTCAAAAGATTTTACTGGTAAGCAATGGTGTCTTGATAACGGTATTGAACTTCATTACCATTTAAGAGATCATCCCTACAGCAGCTCAGCATTACGTAAACGTGTGTATACTGCAGAAACAGAAAGATTAAAAAAATTAAATGGCAAATAACCATTATAACTGCGATAGTTGTGACGCAGATTTTAAAATAAAACATTCTCTAGATGACTTTTTCTACGAAGTAAATTTCTGCCCATTCTGTGGTGGAGAAATTGAAAATGAAGAGGAAGAGGATTCGGACGATTACGAATGACCGACTGGTTATACAATGGTGAACCTTATTATGAACCTGGAGAATATTATGGATTTGTCTACATCATCGAAAACTTGCTATCTGGTAGGAAGTATATCGGGAAGAAATTTTTCTGGTCTATCAAACGAAAGCAAGTTAATAAAAAACGTAAGTCGTACAAAGTCGAATCTGACTGGAAAGAGTATTGGAGTTCTTCTGATGAGCTCAAAAGAGATGTCGAAAATCTGGGAAAAGAAAATTTTAAACGCACGATAATACATCTGTGTACTAATAAAGGTACTGCAAACTATTTGGAAGCAAAAGAGCAGTTTACCAGATCGGTGTTAGAAAATAAAGAACTATGGTATAATTCATGGATATCAGTTAAGGTAATGAGATCCCATGTGAGGTTATCATAATGTTTGCAATTGGCGTAACACTTTTAACAGCGCTGCTACTTTCAGCTGTAGCGGCTTATTTTTCTATTGTTGGTCTAATGGCAATTTTTGCCTCTGCTGCAATCCCAATTGCTGTTATGGGTGGAACACTGGAGTTGGCAAAAGTCGTTTCTGCTTCCTGGGTTTATCGTAACTGGAAGACCGCGCCTGCACTTATACGGTATTACTTAACAATAGCTATCTTTGTATTATCAATTATTACATCTCTCGGTATATTTGGTTACCTTTCTAAAGCTCATTTAGATCAAGCTATACCTTCTGGTGATATAGCAGCTAAACTTGCTTTATTTGATGAGAAGATAAAAGTTGAGAAGGATAATATAGATGTTAGTCGCAAAGCAATCAAACAGATGGATGAATCGGTGGACCAAGTTATGGCAAGGTCAACTGATGAAAAAGGTGCCGACAAAGCATCAAGTCTACGCAAAGCCCAACAGAAGGAACGTAATCGATTACTTAACGAAATCGAAACGTATAACAAGCGGGTGGCGACTCTTAATGAAGAGCGAGCACCTATCGCCTCCGAAATTCGTAAAGTGGAGGCGGAGGTTGGTCCAATCAAATATATTGCAGCGTTAATTTACGATACGCAGAATACAGATACGCTTGAAAAAGCTGTTAGATGGGTAATTATAGCCTTAGTATTGGTATTTGATCCTTTAGCAATACTGCTATTAATTGCAGCAAATATTTCAATAAAGCAACGTAACAAGAAACCGGAACCTGAGCCAATCATACCCGTAACGGTATTTGATCCTCCTGCTCCTTCTGCGTTTCAAACTCCTGAACCAGGTGTTATTAATATACCGAAAGAATTTCCGGATGTGTTCACTAGTCAATACTCTTACCCACAGCCTGAAGAAGAAAAAGTAGTTACTGAAGCTCCTAAACCGAAAGAAACTTGGAGTGAGATACTTTACCGACGCGCTGGTCTTATTAAGAAGTAACGTAACGCTTGACCGTAATTCAGTTCTATGTTATAATAACGTATGTTCAGGAGGTTATATGATTGAAGATGAAGTGAAGTTTGATGATAGTGAGTTTGATCTTAAATTTAAATACTTTGATAATATTAGAAAAACTAATAAGTTTAAATCTATATGGTCGATGTATGAAGTATTAAACATGCATGAGTCATCTGGTTTTGAAGCAGAGAATCTTGTATACAAAGATCATTGGGGTCATGAGCGAGCAGTCAGAGTTCCATTACCTGGTGGAAACCTTCAGTGGTGGGATTTGTGGGTGGCGGCTGATAAAGCTATTGTTGAATCAGAAGATCAGCATCATGTCTTTATTGAAGACTTTCAAATGTGTAAAGACGGTAAGACATTATTTTTGAGAACTGGGAGTTAATATGAGTCAAGTTGCAAAGCATGCTTACGAGTCTACTTACTATACTAATGCATCAGAAGATGAACGTAAAGTATTCCGTGAATGGTTAGGTGGTGTATTGCGTACTAATTATGTCAATATTCACTTTCGAAAAAAAGACGGTACTATTCGTATTATGAATTGTACCTTGCAAGAAGGTAAGACTCTAGATTACGAAAAGAAAACCGATCGCGTAAAAGCAGTTAATGAAGAGACCTGCCCGGTGTTTGATATCGATAAAAAGGAATGGAGATCATTTCGTTATGACTCTGTTACAGAGATTCGCTTTAATATGGGTGATGAAGTATGAGCAGGGCTATAAGCAGAGTTGTAGTAACCGAACCTCACGGTATTACCCCGGATTTACTTAATTATAAATCTGCTCTTTCCCATGCCTTTAATTTCTATAATCAAGATAGAGATAAAAAAGATGCTCGGTTATATTTAAAGACTTATATTAAGCATACCGGGTTGGAAGTTAATATCGATAAAGTTTCTGATAGCGATATTATTTTAACCTACGGCTGGCTTGCTCGAATGGTATTAAACGGTAATATGTTATTGCCTCGGCATATTGAGGACCTGAATAGCTACCTTACTACTTTACCTCTAACTAAGGAAGTAATAAAAGTAGTAGATAAAACACCAAGACCTTCCGTACGTGATTATATGCAAGATAAAATTGCAGAGGTAATTGGTGATTTAGAAGGAGCTATAGATACCTTTATTGAGGAAGATAAAGAATTCGATCTCTATAATTATCTGCAGGCTAATTCTATTCCTAAGCCTTACTGTAAGGATATCGAAGAATGGGCACGTAAGCGCGGTATAGAATTTACTGAAGTCTATAAGACTACGGATGATGAAATTAAAGAAGGGTATTCTAATATCAGTCGCCGTAAACAAGCCAATCTTGTAAAGATGTTTGGTGCATTTATTGTCGATCTAGAAAGATATACTCAGTTCAAGAAAGCTAACCGTAAGCCTCGTGCCGTTAGAATTAAACCACCTGGTGTACAAGTAGCTAAACTTAAATATAAAAAAGAAGATACTGAATTAGGTATTAAGTCAGTACTTCCGTCTGAGATAGTTGGAGCTTCTCAGGTATGGGTATATAATGTTAAGTATAAGAGATTGGCTGCCTATCGTTCAGACTCTGTACAAGGCATACAGGTAAAAGGTTCTACCTTACAGAACTATGATCCGGATATGAGTGAGTGTCGTTCTATTCGTCGCCCGGAAGCGTTCCTTAAAGTAATACTAGATGCCAGTAAGGTAAAGTTGCGTAAGCTTCTTTCCGATCTCACAACTAAGGGGTACGATGTTACAGGTCGTATCAATGATGAATGTATTATTGTGAGAGTTATTAAATGATTGTTATAGACTATTCTCAGACCATTATTTCCAACCTAATGGCTGAGATTGGTAATAGAACCGATGTAGAACTTGACGTTAATTTACTTCGTCATATGGTAATCAATACCATTAGAAGTCATAAGGTTAAGTTCGGTAAAGAATACGGGGAAGTAGTTATTGCTTGTGATAGCCGTAAGTACTGGCGTAAGGAGGTATTTCCTTACTATAAAGCTAACCGTAAGAAGGCTAGAGAAGACTCTGGGTTTAACTGGCCATTAATCTTTGATTCTATTAATTTAATTAAAGAAGAGTTAAAAGCTATCTTTCCGTATAAAGTTATCGAAATAGATGGAGCTGAGGCAGATGATGTAATTGCATCTCTTGTTTACTGGTCCTTAGAGAATGATGTTAAAGAAGGTACACTGGTATCTGAACCTAACCCGTTCTTGATTATATCTGGTGATCATGACTTTAATCAGTTACAGAAATACCAGCACGTAAAGCAATTCTCACCTACACTTAAGAAGTTTATTAAACCTGAAAACAGTATCCATGAAATTTTAATGGAACATATTGTTAAGGGTGATAAAGGTGATGGGGTACCTAATATCTTAACAGCTGATGATGCAATTGTGAGCGGTGAGAGACAGAAATCTGTTACTTCTAAACGTCTTCAGGAATTCTTTGACAACGGGTTTATTGCATGTAAGACCGAAGAAGAAAGACGTAATTATCATCGTAATGCTATGTTAGTTGATCTTGCTATGATCCCTAAATATATTCAGGAAGATGTTATAAATACCTTTACGACATATCCCGTTAAGGATAGAAGCCTGTTACTTGACTATTTTATGACTAATAGAATGAAACAGATGATTGAACATATAGAGGAATTCTAATGCATTTACTAGTATCTGAAATTTTAGATAAATTCGAAGCTGCTAAAACTCGTGAAGAGAAAATTGCAGTATTGCAGAACAACGTGACTGATCCGTTGTTAGTATTACTTCGCTTAAATTACGATCATATGCTTAAGATGGATCTACCCGAAGGTGAGCCACCGTTCAGAAAAGATACTGATAAGCCAATTGGTTATAGTGAGTCTTCACTTCAACTAGAACTAAGACGGTTTTATGTCTGGTTAGAACCCACAACAAATTTACCTAAGCTTAAAAAAGAATCTTTATTTGTAAACATGCTTGAAGGCATTCACTGGACAGAGGCAGAAGCTTTATGTCTAGCTAAAGACCGTAAGTTGCATACAAAGTATAAATCCTTAAAAGAGGATATTGTTAGAGAAGCATTTCCGCTTGCTCTTACACCGAAACCGGTTAAAGAAAAAGTAGAAAAGAAGGAAGAATCTATCCCTTTAGAATAAAATCTCTTTGGGTGTCGTTTCTTAAACGTTTCGAAAAGCCTAATCCAATCCCTTGGTCAGTAAGCGATGACTTACCTGAACCAGAGAGATTTTATGATGTAAGACAGGTAAGGTTGCGTCAGCCCCGTAAGAGTTGACTTAATTTCTAGTTATGTTATAATATATTATGATCTATTTGAATACTAAACCTATTGTTAAACCTAAGAAAAAGCCTAAAGCTGAACGCGAGCAGTACGCTGCCTGGTGTGCTAAGTATGGCATTGATCCTACTGGTAAGACTAAAAAGAAGAAGGCTGTAATACGTAATATTGCTTTACCTGGTACTGTTTATAAACCGTTTGTACGAGAAACGGTTCAGTATCCTAGTCTTGATACCGGTCATAGGGGTGCTGTTACTACTGGGATAAAGAGGCATACGTATACAGGTGATAAGATGTTAGGTGTAGCTACTATGCATAAGTCTAACCTTGTACCTATTTTTAGTGATGATAGCGCGGTCGAAGTATCGCAAATGAGAAGATAAAATGAGTACTTTAGTATATAATGCAATTCGTACCCCTGATGGTACAGTTCTAGAGTCTACGCATAGACACGATTATAAAGCTTACCTTGATAAAAATGGTAAGGAATATATGGTGGATGGTGGCTTAGAATATATCAGACGCAATGTTCATGGTGATGCCCCTTATGAAGAATTAAGTGTCTATACTACTGACGGACATGATAGAGTACGTGAAGTTGTTAAATGGGGTACCTATGGTATTAACGGTGATCAACCTCTTACCCGCGTCCTACTCAAAGATATGAGTAAAGAACATATTCAAGCATGTCTAGATAATGTACCGCAAATGCACCCTGCATATAAAGAAGCTTTTAAAGAAGAATTGAAACTAAGGAGTATATAATGAGTCTGCCTTCCGATCCCGCCGCACGCAAAGCTATTAAGAAGTGTATGGATGAGCTTTCAGCGTCCATGGCACGCACTGAGGGTGAGCGTGAATTTATTAAAGAAGCTATTAATAATATTTGCGATGAATACGAAATGAGTAAGAAAACGTTCCGTAAACTTGCTAAGGTTTATCATAAGCAAAACTTCTCTAAAGAAGTAGCGGAAAACGAAGAATTTGAAACTATGTATGAGCAGCTAACTGGGGAAACCAGTTTAGGCGATATTAAATAAAATGCATACAGTTTACAATTTAGAAGTTAAAATTCGCGATAAAATGAACCGCATTAAAAAAACATCCCATGTTGGTGTTTATCTTACGTTAGAAGAAATAGAAGTTGCTAAAAGTAAAGTATTAGCAGATAATCCTAATGTAACTTTTGAGGTATATCCTTGTGAACATATTTTATTTGAGCAACAATCCAACTGAATGCGCTCAACAGCATGTAGATAAGCATGTTGTTAAGATGATTTTAGAATACGGTCAGCTAATGTCTACTGCTCATCGTGTCCTAGATGGTCAGCCTTTTTACGGTAAAACTAAAAACAACCGTAATATACAGAGGTGGCTTTTACCAGACTCTAGAGAAGAAGTAATTTGGAAAGCATCCCATTTTAACCATCCTTCTGGTATTTGGGTAAGACAGTCATCAAGCCATTACATCTGGTTGTATAATTTATGGCTTGAAATGTTATCTGAATATACACACCGCTACAGTAAAAAACATTCTGCTGAAAGAATGAAAAAATGCTTTAGTCAATTACCAGAAAATATTCCACATAAAGGCTGGTTATCTGATCCTACACCTGCTATGCCAGATGAATACAAAGCATCTAACGTTATTCAAAGCTACCGTAACTTCTATATTGGTGATAAGAAATCTTTTGCAACATGGAAAAATCGGGATACACCATCCTGGTTTGTATAAATAAAAATATGCCAACATATACATTTCGTAATAAAGATACTGAAGAAGTTTATGATAAGATTATGTCATGGGATTCTCGTGAAAAATATCTTAAAGAAAACCCTAATCTTGAAACTATCATCGGTGCCCCTGCTATGGGTGATGTTGTTAGATTAGGAATCAGAAAACCAGATCAAGGGTTTAATGAAGTTTTATCTAAAATTCATGCCGCAAATTATAAAAGTAACTTGTCGGATAAACTATCCAGAAAATAAATCTGGGTATCTTCGTTATATAAACTAGTGTAAGGATTACAGGTAATACTGTAGTCCTTTTTTTATTTCTAAAGGGGAAACATGTCTACTAAAAGAGCTGCTAAACTTGCCATCGTTCACGATACTGAGGAAAGACCAACAAGTTCGAGAGCCCAGACTTCAAACGCGCTTAGATTAAAGATTGACCATCTTAAAACATTTACACCACTAACTAATAATCAAAAACTATTTTACGACGCATATAAAAGAGGTGACTACTTTATGGCACTCCACGGAGTTGCAGGAACAGGTAAAACGTTTATTGCAGTATACAAAGCACTAGAGGAAGTATTAGATAGAAATAATCCATTTAATAAAATTATTATTGTAAGATCAGCTGTTCAGTCTAGAGAGATGGGTCATTTACCTGGTGATATTGATGAGAAGTTAGATATATACCAGCAACCTTATCGTCAAATTTGCCATACGTTATTTGATCGTAGAGATGCATATGACAGGTTAGCTGAACAAGGTCATATAGAATTTATTTCAACATCTTTTATTCGCGGAATGTCATTTGATGATGCGATTATTATTGTGGATGAAATGCAAAATATGACGTTTGAAGAAATAGATACCGTAATGACACGGGTTGGTTATAGATCAAAAATTATTTGGTGCGGAGACTATAGACAAACAGACCTAAATAAAAAGAAGAATGATGTTAGTGGTATATTAAAGTTTTTTGATATTGCATACCACATGGCAGCTTTTACAAAAATAGAATTCGAAGCTGATGATATTGTTAGAAGCTCTTTAGTTAAAGACTATATATTGGCTAAGATTAGATACGAAGATATGGAGACCTAAATGAGTTTTGATTTTGACTTTACAGTCGAGCATGTAAGAGAATTATTACCACGAGCATTAGGGGGACCTGATGATTGGTATGAAAGTATGTGCGAGGCTCTACCCCAGTATGGTATTACTTCTGTAGAAAGAGTGGCGGCATTTATTGCTCAATGTGCACATGAGTCTGGTGGCTTTTCTACTCTAGAAGAAAACCTTAACTACAAAGCAGCTACTTTGACAAAGATATGGCCCCAGCGGTACCCAGCGGGGGTTGCAGAACAGTTTGCAGGTAAACCCCAAGCTATTGCTAACAAATCTTACGGTGGTAGAATGGGTAATGGACCGGAAGCTTCTGGTGATGGGTGGAAGTTCAGAGGCCGTGGACTACTTCAATTGACCGGTAAAGATAACTATCGCAACTGTTCTAAGTTTATGTTCCAAGATGATACGCTACTTGAGAACCCAGATATTCTTTTAGATGCGTATTATGCTATTCACTCAGCATGTTGGTTCTGGCATAAGAACAATTTAAACCAATACGCTGACTCTAACGATTTTGTTACGATGACTAAAAAGATTAACGGGGGTACTATTGGTTTAGAGGACCGTAAGAAACATTACGCCCATGCTGTTGAAGTTTTATCAGGAAACCATTAAAATAACCTATGTTTAATCATGTACAGCTTGACCGTGAAGTCCCCAAACTACAACAACTAAACGAAAACGGTACTCGTTATTACGTTACACCTGAAGGTAATAAGTATCCTTCTATCACAACAGTGCTTGCCGCCTACAACATAGGTTATATTATGGAGTGGCGCAAACGTGTGGGTGAAGAAGAAGCTAATAGAATATCCAGACAGGCATCTGGTCGTGGTACTAGAATTCATACGTTGTGTGAGCAATATATTGATAACAAGATACCTGCATTTAAGAGTCCTTTAGATCAGGAGCTGTTTAATAAATTTAAACCTACCCTCCATCGTATTAACAACGTATATGCTCAAGAGCTACGAATGTACTCCGATCATTTGCGTATTGCTGGTACGGTAGATTGTGTAGCTGAATTTGATGGGGTTCTATCTGTTATTGACTTTAAGACTGCAAAACGGCTCAAAGATAAAGAAGATATTGAAAATTACTTTATGCAATGTTCTGCCTATGCTATCATGTTTGAAGAACAGTTTAAGATACCGGTTGCTCAAACCGTTGTTGCAATTGCTGTAGATGACGAAGAACCACAGGTGTTTGTTGAACGAAGAAACACCCATGTAAAGAGACTGATGTACTTTCGGGACCTTTACGAAAAGAAGAGTGGATTAGTAGTGGCTTCTGCTGTATAATCCATATGTGGGCGGTTGAAAATTAGATCGCCTAAATAATAAACGATCGTATGAAGTTAATCGAAAGTAGTTCTGGACAGGGGTGCAAATCCCCTCAGGTCCACCATAAGGTCTCAGAACCAGTACCACCAACGACATGTTGCGGTAAAGGATGTGAATATTGTGTATGGATAAGTTATTTCGAAGCACATAATTCATGGAAGAGTCTTTATGATGGGCCTGTTCTAGATTCGACAGGGCGATAAGTACAAAGATGGACGATCCGACAGAGTTGTCGTAAACACTAAACAAAAATATCTGCAAACGAAAGTTCATACAGATTAGCAGCCTAAACACTGCTTAGGGTTTCGGTAGGTTTCCTCGTAACAGAATAACCTACCACTTAAAAACTAAAAGGAGTTATTTTGAAGAAGATTATTAAATTAGTAGCAATATCATTTTTATTTAGTACAGGTGTAGCAATGGCTCAAGGTTATGCATCATTAGAATACTCTGATGAAAGTAATCGTAAGACAGGTGCAGAGAATATTAAAGAAGGCCTAGTTATTGGTAATAAAACTGGTGGTGTAGATTACAGCATCAAAATGGAAAACAGTCAAACTGAAATTGGTAGTGGCTCTATTACTCAAGCATTAGAGGTTCGTGCAAAGAAAAGCTTTGGCGCATTATATTTTGGTGGTCGTCTAGGTGAAAGAATCACAAGTTCTACACACTTTAGCTACTATGCAATTGATTCTGGTGTTAAGTTTCCTCTGTTTGCTGGTTTGACGGCAGATGTTGGTGGGCGATATCGCAATGCATTTGAAGCTAACAAATTATATGAAACAATCCGTGGTCATGTTGCAGTAGGTTATGCACTTACTAAAGAAGACGCAGTTGCAGTTCGTTGGAGCCGCTCATACGGTGACGAAGAAAAAGACGCAGTTCGTTTACAGTACACACGTAGTTTCTAATATTAGAGTTGTTAGTCTCTTAAAACTATCTGGGTTAAAGGTCCCATCAAAACCTTTATTACACTCATACACACAAGGAGATTATTATGAGTAACATGTCACCATTCGAGATCCGTCTCGAACTTCTAAAAATGGCCAAAGATATGCTGAACGACGATTACTACGGTAAGCGAGAGGTTATATCTAATGACTGGTCTACTAAGGTGGAATCGGCAAGACATGCCGGTCAGACCCCACCTGAGCACCCAGGCTACCCAGCCTATCCCTCTGAAGCTGAAATCATTGCAAAGGCGCAAGTCTTGAATGGTTTTGTTTCTAACATACCTACAGACATCAAACAGACTTCAACCAAGAAGTAATCTGAAGGCGGGGGAGTAAAATCCCCCTTAATAAGGAAAACCAATGGTAAAAACTTTTAATTTATTTTTGAAAATAGGTTTAATAATACTGACTGTATTTTTAATTACAAAATTTACAACTAATAAAATTGAGTACTACAAATCCAATCCATATAATAGTACCCCTGTTACGATGGTAGAAAGGGAAAGACAGTTAACTTGTCTTGCAAAAAATATCTATCATGAAGCGGCTTCAGAACCATTCGAGGGTAAAGTTGCAGTAGCGCAAGTTACTATTAATCGTGCTGAGTCAGGTAAGTTTCCATCTGATATTTGTAATGTAGTGTATCAAAAGAACGTTGTATACGGTAAAGTAATTTGCCAGTTCTCTTGGTACTGTGAGAGTGGACCTAAAGTAAAATCTAGTACTATGTATAGAGAGTCTATGGAGGTAGCTAAGAAGGTATTACTTGAAAACTTCAGACTACCTTCACTACATAAAGCAATGTATTATCATGCTGACTATGTAAAGCCAAATTGGAATCTTCCAAAGATTAGTCAAATTGGTCGTCATATATTTTACGGAGAGAAAAATGGAAAAATTTAACGAATTTAAAGATAGAGTATTCTCGTATTTCGAAGGTTTTACTAAAGCAACATCAGACACGTTTGCATGGATAAGTATTGTAACGTTAATTTGTGCCACTATTCCTGGCTTTATTGCTGTGATGGCTGGTGCTACTGATAAGATGCCTCCACTAGACGTAGCGTTAATGCTGTGGTCAGGTCTGTTGCTTTATTTTGTAAAGTCAGCTATAATTAAGGATATGCTGATGGTGGTAACAATCGGATTTGGTTTCGCCATTCAAGCAGTAATGCTGGGCCTTATTTATTTTGTATGATAGACGAAAACGAACAATTAACAGATGCACTTGTAATAACTAAACGATTTAGGTCTCCTGCTGAGTTTAGTTTATATATTGATGAAATAGTATCTAACTTCAACACAACATACATGGATGCTGTTATTAGTTATTGTCATGAAAAAGATATCGATATTGATAGTATCGGTTCATTGATTAATCAGAAGCTTCGAGAGAAGATTCAAATGGAGGCTGAGATGGCCAATATGATTAAACCTAGGGGTCACCTGCCTGTATGATTATGGAACCATTTGAAGTTTATCGTTATTATCTGGCTTTACGCCTACATTTTACGACAGACAATTATAATGTTATTGAACAAAAAGGTAGAGTTCGTGCTACCAAGAACTCATTCTTTAAACGTAAAGATCTTTTAGCTATTCGCCGTGTAGCTGAAACTTATTCGGATAAAGATATTGTGAATTTCTTGGTAGCCAATTTTGTATCCGGTGATAGATGGGGCGGAGTATTTGATGTTGAAGCTAAAGACCGCTACCAAGGATGGAAGAAACGTATAGAATCTATCTCATATACGTTTAAAAAAGAGATTGATAAAGCAGTTACATACGCAGATAAAAATGGTATTACTTTTGATCAGCTCTTCAGTTGCAGTAGTGGCCAACACCCACCTATTGTAAAGATGTATCTTCGGAATGATATTTCAATTGAGACTCTTGTAATTCTGAATAAGCTAAATAATTTCACTGATCAGTTAGATCTGGATCTAAAAGATGATTTAGTCTGGCCGGATACGTCGAGAATTATCAAGAAGTATTCACCTTTTCTAGAAATTAAAAAAGACAAATACAATGAAATTTACCGAAGAGCAATTGGACCTTTCTGAATCCCGTATCACGGAGATAGAGAAGTCTATTTGTATTATGCAAGACAGTATGACAGAACTGTAGGAACA